GTCTCGGTGTTAAGGCCGTAGCGAGCTCCTATGTAGGTATCGTAATAATCTTCGTTAAACGGTGGGTTATTGTCTTGATCTAGGTTGGCTTGGTTTAAGTAAATGCTATTTAAAGAACCATCTTGTCTAGAGGAATCTAGTGTAGAGGTTTGTGTGTTTACATTATCATCAGCGTCATAAGTAAAAGATGCAGTTGCAGTTTGCACGTATGATAAAGCAGATTGAACTTGTATGTTTTCTAGCAAAGGACGAATGGTGTTATTTTTAAATAAAGATATTCTTACCCAATTGACATAATCAGAAGGCAAAACAAATCTTAAATCAGAATAAACAGTAAGCTGCAGTGATTTTATTTCTTTAAAAGCATCATAGTTTAACTCTTGAATACCACGTTTGGCGTGAAATAATATTTTAAATCTGTCCTCATTATTAACTAACGAATGGTTTCCGCTATACATTAACAAAAAATTAGTGACAATATCTGCTAAACTAACATACTGATATGATCCCCAATTTAAATCTGTTGGATTAGCGCCATCATTAGTATAATATTTTTTTTGATCTATATATGCCATAATTATTGTTGTTGATTTTGCATTTGTTCTTCAACTTGTCCAAACTTAAATATGTCACCCTCTCTGATAGAGATACCTGCGTACTGTAATATTTTAGCGACTAAATCATTTGCATCATCTATCGGTAACTCAAAGTCTTGAAAGTCAGCTTGGCTTTGGTCAAATATAGGAGACCCTCCCGCTATTGTTGTAAAGGTCCATTTTGGATCTAAAGGGTATCGTATGTACTGTGAAGTTATATCTGTTGCCCCGTTAAAAGAAACTGGTAGAACAGTTATTAAATTACCTTCTAGCGTATACGCAGGATAAGTAACTGATGGTGAGGTTAATAAAGAACTATTTAATAAAGTTATCTTACTTTGTGACACTCGTTCTGCTTCTCCTTTTAATTGTCCACCAGAAAAACATAATACTTTATTAATAATATAGTAATCAGCAGGAAGCGTAAAAACATTTGCTGCATTTTGGGCTAGTGTAGCAGTAACTGAAAAAGAATCTATTACTTCTTCGTAGCCTTTTTTAATATCAGCATATCCTGTGCCTGATACCCTAGCGTTTTCCTCGTTTATTTGTTGGTTATAGTTAACAAAGTATTCGTCAAACAAATCTAATTGTGCTTGTTTAGCAAACAAATTAAAATCACTAGGAGAAATATACCCGTAATTATTCTTATTAATAATCGCTAAAACTGTATTACGTACAGAATTTATCATTGTTATTCTTTTACACAAAGATAAGTAAAAAAAAAAGAGGTCAATTTTCGTTGACCCCTCTTTAGATAATTAAGTTATTTGCTAATATTAATCTAGTTCAATAATGCTCACAGCCATTGGGGGAGCCAAAAGAGGAGCGACATTAGTATAAGAGGATGAGAGCAAATTTTGCAATTCTTCTATTAAAAAATTCTGCATCGCCACTTCGGTTGAATCCGCAGCGTGAGTCACCTTTATACTATCTTCACTTACAGAAAATCCGTTATAATTTATAAAAGTTTCTGTAGTTGATGTTTGATTAATAAACAAAGCCTCGCTTGCGTTTACTAAAACCGGTTTCAATCCGGTTACTGGAAGGTTGAAATATTTTATCATAATTAAGCTATTGTTACGTTAGAGATTACTGTAGGCGCATCGTCAGTTATATCGAGTACTCCTTCAGACCACTTGCTTTGCGCTACTTCTACAAATTTTGATTGTAAATAATTTACCATGTTGTTACCACTAGAAGTATCTGCTGCATGAGTTATAGTGATTACATCAAAAGTTGTTTTTACTCCACTGTAATAAATTGAAGTACTGGTAAAGGGAGATCCGGTAGTATTACAAAAAATAATCTTCTCTGCGGGAATCATTAAATTTCCGTTTGAAGCTGTTTTTACTGTTAATAATTTTGCCATCAGTTATAAATTTTAGATGTTAATAATACTCAAAGGTACAAAAAATTCAAACGCACTATTTACATGTTCTTAACTAGTGCTGACAAATGCTTAAGAACCTCTATGCCCTCTTTAGTTTGAAAGTGTGAGGCTATAATATATATAGCGTCTTCTCCATAGGGAATATTTAACATTTTCTTTTTGTTAGACGGTGTGTTAAAGAACACTTCTTTGTTTTGATTTCTAAACTGTAAAAGTTTTTTATCAAAGAACAATTGAATATTTGCATTTAATTTTAACGCTGGGTCTTTAAGTAGCATCAAAAAGTCTTTCGGTTGGCTTTTAGCAAAGACCAATATATCTCTTCTTAATTCAGCAGTTGTAATAGATGTGACATCCTCTTGAAACAAAACTCTACCTACATTTTCTACTTGATCAACTGTTAGTTGACGTGCTTCGATTAAAGCATCTACCTCATCGTTAAGTTCTTTAACTATTTCAGCAGCGTCCTTAGCCTTGTCCACCTCTACATATACTCTACCGTTTCCAGGATGGTATGCTAGAAATTTTTGTAATACTTGGTTTTCTTTCTTTACTGTTAAGAAACCATTTTCAAATACAATTGGTTCTAAAATAGCATTATTATCTTGGTCCTCTTGAAAAGGGGAGTTTTGATTTCTTGCATATCGTAAAGCTTTGTTAGTTCCTGTTTCGTCATCAAACCACAAAAGAGGAAATCTTTGGGTATGTCTTGATGCTAGTATTAAGGATAATGGCGCAGTGTTGCGCGTGAGTTTGTAGATTTTATCTACGTATTTAGTATTAGTTTTCATTTGATTAGATTTAAATTTTATATAAAAAAAAGGGGGCTTTTACACCCCCTTAAGTAGTGTATTACTCTTGGAAGATAAAGAAGTTGTTAGCACCTAAAGTACAAACAGCTCTCTCTGACAAGAAGTTTACTTGCATGTTATCAACATCACTTGTCATTGCACCACCAGCTGAACCAGTAATCCAAGTCTTGTAACGTCTGTCTTCTGTTTCAGAAGCTCTATATCTAACATGTAAGAAAGGTCTCTTAGCGTTTTTACCAAGGATTTGGTCATAAACACTAGTTGATCCAGCTGGTACAAGTAGTCCGTTTACACGTCCTGATCCTGCTCCTGTTGGAAGTCCACCTCTCATAGTTGGGTCATTTAAGTATTTCCAGTCAGTCTTATAGAAGTCATAACCTCTACGGAATCCTGAGAAACCTAAGTTTAACGCCATCTCTTCGTCATTGTCAAAAAGACCATATGAAGTACCGCCAGCTCCGTAAGAGTTTTGTGCAGCTAACATATCATCAATATCAAAAGCAAACTGACGATCAACGAATAATACGTTTTCTTCAATTGCTCCTTGCTTATCTAGACGACTAATTACATTGTCAAAGTCAGCTAACACTGTTGGGTTTCCACCGTCCCAGATATTACCTCTTTGTTGTACACTGTAGAATATACCATCAGATCCAGCACCTGGATTAGCAGCAGCACCCGAGCTACCAAGAATGGCAGCAGCCCCTGAGTTAGTCTCAGCAGGTACAGCTTCAATCATTGCTGTTTCTAAGAAGTCATCAAAACGTAGTCTTGTTTCATGCTCAGATTTTAGGTACCAAAGGTATCCTGTTCCGCCATCTTCTGTTGTGATTTCAATCCATCCAATTTGAGCCATATCAGATCCAGATACATTGTACGTATCTTTAATAATAATTGGCTTGTTTTCAAAAATAAAATCATTAGATTCTAGTGAACCAACCATACCGGCTGTTCCTTTCCTAAATTCTGATCCGTAGATAAATACAGTAACGTCAGACGCTCCTGCTGCTGTTCCTCCAGTAAATCCTCCTGCTTCATAAAAGTCAGCCGTGAATCTACCTCTTCCACCAGCAGCATTATCAACCAAGCTTATAACTGCTTTGTTTGATCCTGATCCGTCATTTTTTACAATAACTACTGTTTGTCCAACACGAATAACTTGGTCTGCAGCCGTCGGGTCTAGCACATCATTTACTTGAAATACAACTTGGTCTGCAGCTACTTGTGCCCCAGCTGGAACACCCACTTGAGTATATTTAGTATGTAATCTACCTTGTTCTGCCCATTTGATAAGGTCAGAGTTAGTAGGCATCTCTGCTCCTACCATACGTAGAAATGAAGAGATAGTTCTGTTACCATAACGCTCAAATTCTTTTTCGTAAGTATCAGGTAGATACTGATTTAAAAAGTCAAAGTTAGTTATGTAGTTTTGTGCTGTAGGAGTTCTTTCCGAACTCGGCGTTAGCGCAAATGTTGGTGTGGATTTTACTTGTCCTGCCATGATTATAAAATTTTAAATTAATATTAAGTTCTTTTTATACTTTTAATTCTCAGCCCATTACTTGAAGGGGTTGAGACTGATTTAACTTGGAATCCTGATTTAGCAACCGACTCTGGTGTATTGCGCTCCGTCATATTTATATTTTTGGTTTTACGCATAACATCTTCTGTGGCACTAGATTTACCTTGCTCATAAAAAAACTGAGCAAACTTATCTGGATTCATTGCTATAGCTAAAGATCTGTGGTATCCCTCTGGATCATTTAAAAGTCCTTTGTCGTCAATAAACTTATTTACAAAATTCATTGGCGTCTCTTGAGCTTTCTTTAATTCAGAAGCACTCCCAGGTGTAAAGTATATATCGTTTTGATCTAAATTGAACTTAAAACCTTTAAATTCTGTATCGAATAATTCATTACTTTTTTTAACAAACCATTCGCTCTTTCGATTAGCTTCTTCCTGCTGACTTTGAGCCGTATTCACATATTGCTTATAAGCTTGGTATTCTTCAGAATCGCCGAACGAGTTTTCCCTTGACTCAAGGGGCAACTTGTATTGTTCTTGCTGTTCCTTAAAGAATCTTTTTGCTTTAGCAATAACTTTTTTCTTTGCTAATTTAGTCTTCTTGATTACTGATTCATCATCTAGCTCCTCGTCATAAACATAGTCATCCATTAATGAGTCTATGTCTTCAGGATCTAAACCTTCTTCAGTAATTGTTAAATACTCTCTTACCAAAGTTTCAGGATTTACATCTGAGTAATCTTTTTGTAACTTAACAAAATCCTCAATGCTTCTTCCTGTTTCTTTTTTATACTTAAAGTAAGCTGCAATATCCTCTGGCATTTCTGGTGCCTCCGCTTTTGCTTCAACTAATTCATCTATAGAATTAATCTGCTTACCATATCTTTCTCCAATAAATGAAAGAACGTCTTCTTCTGATAACTCAGGCGAAGTAATTTCTTTTTCAGTAGGCTCAGGCTTTTCTTCGCTTACTGTATCTTGTGCCTCTTCCGTCTTTACCTCCGCTTCTGTAGACTCTGGCTTTTCTTTTGACACCTTTATATTAGTGTCGTCAAACTTTAATTCTTGTTGGGCATCATGCTTATCTAAAAGCTCTTGCTCAACTTCTTGTGTTGATTTTTCTTTAACATCAGTTAATTCTCGTACTTTAATTTCCATTTGATTTAGATTAGATTTTATGTATTACAAAGTTATATAAAATATATATACGTTTTTGGCACTATCTAGGCTCAAACTCAGCCAAGTCAAAACCATCCAAACTATCTTCATTAGACTCAAAGTTTTGAGGAGGAAGATTGTTTTTACGTTGGTTTATTAATTTAGACTGCTCTGTGTTTTGTTGACTAATTCTTTGACTCTTAGCATCTTCTCTAGAAGTTTCTCTTTTAGATAAAGACATACCATCCATTTGTCGTAACTGTAGATTATAATTAAACTCTTGCTCCATCAGTTGGCTTTTAAGCTGCGCCTCTACTTTATTGCGCTCAATCTCTAATTGCATTTCTCCTTGCTTATACTTGAGCTTACCTTGAGTTTCTAATTCTATTGTTTGCATAGCTACTTGCGCTGCTAACTCTTGAGATTTAAGTTGCTGCTGCGCAATCATAGCTTGTTTTTGCATCTCACGTTGCTCATCTTGTTCTTGTTTTGCTTTACGCTTAACCTTAAGAAGCTGATTAGCAAGCTTCAAGTTTTTAATTTCTCGTATATCTATAGCGTCTTCTAAATTTATATCACCTTTTGACAAAGCCATTTGTATGTTCTGCTCAAGCATTGCTTTTTGCTCTTCATCTGGTGATAGTTCTATAAACACACCAAAGTCATAAATATATAAATCTGCTATTTCTCCAAGGATACTAACATTGTACTTACCAATTTTATTAATGAAGTCATCTTTAAAATCAGAGTATTCTAATATGTCAGCCACCCTATACGTTAACGCTTCAGCTAACGTACGATATATGTAAAGACTTCCGTCTAATATATGGCGGGTAGCTGTATTGGAACTTAATGCTGCTAATTTTTGTACTCCTACTAGTGCATCAGAGTTTGGGGTAGACCCATCTCTAGCTTCATTTAAACCAGTCACAGAGCGAATCATGTCTAAGTAATGATTATAATTAGCGATAAGCATTTGAGTTTTAGATGCCCCAGAGTTGCTAGTTAATTGCTGTATCGGCACCCTGCCTTGATTGTATTCTCCTTCTTGAGTATAACTTCTCCCAATCACACTCCCTGTTTGAAAGTATAAACGTAATGCGTCCTCTGGATTATAAGCTGCGCCAGTTCCGAGGTCTACTTCATTTAATCCATCCGCATCAATATACACCCCGTCTGGCACAACTCTAGCAATTACTTGTTGTAACTTAAGATGTGTCATTTGTATCAGATCGGCAAATGGTATCATCCTTCTGACTAGAGACTCAATAACACCCTTGTACATTCTAGGAGCTGCTGCCACATAGTTAGGCATAGCATGCTGTGATGATGACTTAGGCCTGACCATATTCTTAGCAAGTTCCCACTTGAGAATAATATTAGTACCCATAACCATTACACCGTCATACCATACATCAATAGTCTTTTCTATTTTTTCAAACTTTCCTTCTTCAAGCATTTCTTCTGGAGGATTAAAACTATCATCCTTTTCTATCATTCGTGAAGAACCGTTGTCGTTTAACTTTTTCTTATAGACCATTTTTTTGGTGGTCTTATAATTGAAATACATAAGGGTACATGTGTCACGATAAAATATATCGTTCTCATAATACTGTGCAGTATTAAAATAATCATACCAGCTTTGACTGTATTGTGAAATCTTTTCTAAGTCCTCTGTAGTCAGAGTTGTATCAATCTTATTGAGTTCAGTCAATGAGACTGTTTTAATTTCACCCCAGTAAAAACAATCCTTGAAGAATGGGTCTTCAGTGTAACTATATACCACGTTTGCTGGATCTACATATGAAACTTTAACTCCAGCCCCTGGAAGAAACTCGTGTTTAGCCATACCTACGCCCACAACCATTTGGTCATAGTCTATGCGCTTACGAATATCTTCATAGTGGTTTTCTGCAAACATTGTATCTATAGCTTCTTCTTCAGCTATCTCTATTGCAGGTTTATAATTAAGGTTCATGTACAGAGAAAGCTCCTCATCTGACGCAGGCAATTCATCTGGATTCATTATGAAAGGGTCGAAGCCTGTGTTTTCTTGTACGGTTGTCAATATATCTTTGGCCGCCATTTGACCTTCTATCATATCTTGATACTTACTTCTCTTAGCTTGAGACAATGCATCTTGAGCATAGGCTTTAACTTTGAAAAGACGATCTTGCATTCCATTAACAACAACATCTACAAATTTAGGTAGAATAGGCACTGGTGTCCAGTCTAAATTTAGATATGACAAATCACCATCAACGGCTAATTCATTTTTATATTTACCAATAGACTGCTCACCTCTAGCATAAAGTCTTAATCTGTTAAAGTCTCTCCATTGGCTATAGTATCTAGATCCGTTTGAGTCTTTTCTAAACCATTCGTATTGTATCGCTTGTCCTATCTGTAAACCAAATTCCTTGGTTGCTTTTTCTGAGTCTGATACAAACTGACTTGGAAAACCTACAGATGAAATATTAATTTTTACGTCTTCCATCTATTTGATTAATTCACTATAAATTCCATTATTAGTATACCTTGCAAAGTTAAGGTTTATTTTGTTTTGTTTTTGTTCAGGTAAATATAGGTTTTTTTGGTTGGCCATAATTGCTAAACCAGAACTGATACTAGCATCGAACTTTGTTCTATTATTAATATCAAATCTTGCCCACTCATCCAAGGTCCTTGTAAAATTCATGCTTCCCATATCAGATGGATCTCTGTATGCTCCCGACAAATCCAATCCTACATGTTTTTCAATATAAGATTCTATTGCTGATGCGTGTGATTGCTTTACATCTTCGGACGTATTGGGTATACCTCCAAGCTCTTTTTCTGTTTTAGAAAGTTTTGTAAAATGTTTATCTGGTCTGTTCATGCAGAAACCTCTATATCCTCTATTTTTGAAATGATACAAAAGCCTAGGTTTATTGTTCTCAATTAGAATAGGCATACTATAAAACACACAGGCCATAAGAACTTCTTCAAAAAATATCTCCGCCGTTTGTGGTCTAGCTACATACTCTAAAAAAAACTCATTACTTGGCGCCTCTTCCATGCTGTATTTAGTTAACCCATGTAAAGCACCA